AGACGAGAATGGGTGGTTTGAAGTTAAAAAAGTAGTGGGTAGCTTTTGGCAAACAAAATTAGAATTAGATGTCATAGAATCCCCAAGACGAGTAAGACCTAAATCACTTCAAGGAATAGAAAACAACAACGGTTGGATTAAGATTGAAAGTGAAGCGGATTTGCCGAATAAATCAGACACTTATTTAGTTATAAATAAAAGGGGGGAAATATTTACAAACTATTTCGATATTGAAGAATTTGAAAGTATTAAATACTGGAAGAAAGACATCACCCACTACCAACCAATACAAAAACCATTAAAACCTTTATACTAACCCAATCCTAAAACAAAGAAATTATGAACGGAAAAGACGCATTAGACAGCCCACACACTTGTAAAAATTGCAATAGTTCGAATTGTCATCCCGAAACTTGCAGTTGCACTTGTCATATTTAAACCGCAGTAAACACATACAACAATAAATAAGATGGGGAAATTAATATCAATGATTGCTTTTATAAAAGAGCATAGTGAAAACGCAAAACTTGAAGAATATAATCAGGTAAATGAAACTTTCGTGAATAAAATTATAAACTACGCCAACTTCCTTTCAGAGCCATTACAACTTTGGATGTTTGTGCCTTGTGATAAAAATAACGTACCTTTGGATGAGCCTAAACAAGTAAGCCCAGATGGTGTAAAATGGCAAGATTATGTTAAACAATACCAACAAGCAAAAGAGCGTTGTTATTTTGAGGGGTTTGAAATTAAAGATGGAACTAGGAATTATACCGTTTCTTTTAAAGAGCATTTTGGATTACATCCGTTTTTCAAAATAGATGCAGATTGGTTTAAATCAAAGAAATACTCAACAATCGAAGACCTAGTGAAGTACAATCTAACCCTAACCCAAACAGCTAAAAACAGAATATTAAGTTAAAAATCTACAACGAAAACAACGAGAAACAAACCTTAAATAAATAAGAAAATGGAAGAACAAGAACAAAAGAAAGCATTGATTGATTTAATGAACTCGCCAATGAGCGCATTTGAATGGTTTGAACTATACGGAAATGACGGAGCTAAAATATATAATAATTTAGAAGCCTATGCCAACTACATATCTGAATACCACGTTGAGAAAGCATCTGAATTTATAGCGGACTTAGCAATGGTTGACGCAGAATCTGATGAGGGAAAGTTTTTAACTAAGAAAGAGTTTAATATTGAAAACGCTAAGAATTATATAGTTTCTGTAAATAAACAATCCATAATATCCACAGCTAAAGAATATGTTGAACTAAACATTAAAACAAAATGAAAAAACTAATCCTAAGCGTTCTAACACTACTTTTAATGAGTTGCGAGGCAGAACAACAACAAACAGAAAACAAGACGGTAAACACGCTGCAAAGCGTTACAGAACCCGTAAACAATTTAAACGGCACTTACTACCATAGCGGTAATACTTATTCAATCACACTTGGATGGTTCACTCAACAACTTCCGTACACCTACACCAACACAGTAAAATACGGGAATACAATCGTAGCAACAAACTACTACAACCTTTACAATCAAATAACAATCCCCGTAACAAGACGATTTAGAAGCGGAACATTCTACGTTAGCCAAACAGTTAACGGTGTAGAAAGTGTATTTATGAGTACTGTAGTTGTTAAGGATAATTTAAATAAGAAGTGATGACACCGAAAGACAAAGCAGAGGAATTAGTTAATAATTACACACAGTATCTTTGGGCGTTTAACGATGAAGTAATTAAAAACCAAGCTAAAAAATGCGCTTTTATTTGTGTTGAGGAAATTATTAAAACAATCTTCACTCACAAAAACAGTTACGATTATTGGCAACAAGTAAAAACAGAAATCGAAAACCTTTAAATGATTTTGGCGGTTCGGAATTAATTTAATATATTTGAATTATGATAACAGCCAAACTATTAATTGAAGAGGAAGACGGACAAGATTTTAGGGTATTATATTTTGACCAAAATAGTGTAAACGGTATTTATATAATCGATTCAGAATTAATGGGCGTTATCATTAGCGGTCAAGATTATATATTAAAGTTTGATAATAATATTTTTGAAGAGATAAAATCAGTCTTAAGTTTAAAGACTTTAGGGTTTAATTAGATGTTAGAGGAACTTGTAAAAAAAGATAACTATTGGAGGAGAATCGCATTTAATATATGCCGAGATGAAATGCTATCTGATGATTTAGTACAAGAAATGTATATTAAAATGATTGACGTTAACAAAGAAATAAACGATTATTATGTTATCCGAGTTCTAATAAACCTATTTAAAGACCAACTTAAACAACAAAAGAAATTCACTTCGTTAGACGATAACCATCACTCAAATGACAATAAGTTTGATTACGACGATAATGAAAAGGAAGTAGTTGACAGTTTAAGTTGGTGGGAGAAAGAATTAATAGAGTTAACTTATAACAAATCATTTCACGAAATCGAAAGAGAATACAATATTAACTATCAATTCAGTAGGAGAGTATTAATAAAAGCTAAAAATAAATGGCAAGACCAAAAAAGAAACATCAAGGATTAGGCGATACGGTTGAGGAAGTTTTAGAAACTACAGGAGTAAAGAAACTATTTCATATATTTGTAGATGGTAAAGACTGCGGATGTGAAGAAAGAAAGCAAAAGCTAAACGAATTACTTCCTTATCGATTTAAGGCACGGTGTTTGACAGAAGAAGAATACAATCAATGGAAAGCATTTAAAGAAGTAAGGACTTTAAAAATGACTTGGGGGCAAGTGATATATGTTTGCGATTTGCACGCAAGTATATTTAAAAGAGGAAAATGGTATCCTGATTGTATTAACTGTTCAGGAACGGTAAAGGCTTTAATAGCAATGATTGACAGAATTGATAAAGTATATGATGCTTATGAAAACTAATAATGTGATAGAGAAAGTGGTTTTATTTTTATTAGCGCCATTTATATTTGCTTATGTGTTTATGGAAAGTTTTTCATATACTTTTTTTAACTTAACTATTAAAAAACTATTTAATGAAAACTAAATTACTATTAATCGCTTTAGCATTTGGCTTAATGTCGGGAACTTGCTCAACAGATGAAGTCGAAAGGGTAAACGATTGCGATTGCGAAATAGGTTACTACCTTTACACTCCTTACGTTGGGGGTGGTGGCGGTACTTATGTATTGCAATTCGCTCAACCGATTGACTTTGATTGTGTTAATGAAGAGTATGGAAACTACTACCAAGTAAGTAACGTAAATTATAACTACGCAAAAGTTGAGTGTAATGAATAATAAAAGAGAAACAATCGCTTTAATTTTTTCAGCCATAGCTTGTTTATTAAGTTGGTATGCTGTTTATATTAATTTATAATGGGCAAAGCAACTAAGCAAATAAAAAACAGAATAATTAAAAGACAATTAGCGAAAGACAAAGCTGATAAGTTTTATAGTAGCGTTGCATTACTTGAAGATGAAAAGACTTACGCTTTAGAGTTTGAAAACACAAAGCTAATGGATGGTGCTTTCTTAAGTGGGAAGCAATGGAAAATGATATTGTTAAATCAATAATGAATACTTTTTTGATTATGGATGATGGTAGAAAAAATAATGGAGGCAATAAAAATGCAGGAAGAAAGCCAAAGGCAGACGAGGAAAAAGTAAATACTTTATTCGCTAATGCTTTAAAGACTTTCTATTCTGTAGATACAGAAACAGAAGCTAAAACTAAGTTGGTTCATACTTTAATGGAAAGCCAAAGGGGACAGATATTTGTATCTGAGCATTTGTTTGGCAAGCCTAAAGAAACAGTTGATAACAATCACAACTTTAATAACTTCGATATAAAAGACTTATTTAAGTTTGATACTAATAAAGAATAAATACAAAGCATTAGGAAGCGATAGCCGATACTTTATTGTTTCTGGTGGTAGAGGTTCGGGTAAGTCATATTCCGTTAACCTCTTTTTGCTTTTGCTTACATACGAAAGCGGACACGTTATATTATTCACTCGTTATACTTTAACCTCTGCACACGTTTCAATTATCCCTGAGTTTATAGACAAGATTGAAACCGCAAAACTACACGATGATTTCTACATTACTAAAGACGAAATCATAAATAAGACTACAGGAAGCAAGATATTATTCAGGGGTATAAAGACATCAAGCGGAACACAAACGGCTAACCTAAAGTCTTTATCGGGCGTTACAACGTGGGTATTAGATGAAGCTGAGGAGTTAGTTGATGAGGACATCTTTGATAAGATAGATTTATCTATTAGACACCAAACAAAACAAAACCGTATTATACTAATCCTTAACCCTGCAACAAAGGAGCATTTTATTTACAATCGTTTCTTTGAAAGTAAAGGGATTGAAGCAGGAAGCAATACTTTTAGCGGAGACACTACATACATTCACACCACTTACTTAGATAATAAAGAAAACCTATCTGAAAGTTTTATTAATCAGATTGAAAAGATTAAGCAGAACAACCCAACGAAATACAAACACGTTATTCTTGGTGGTTGGTTAGATAAGGCTGAGGGTGTTGTATTTACTAATTGGCGTTTCGGGGAGTTTAATCCTGATAACTTACAGACATCATTCGGTCAAGATTACGGCTATAGCATAGACCCTACAACTTTAACAGAGGTTGCAATTGATAAGAAGCAAAAGAAAATATATGTTAAGGAATGTTTCTATAAAGTCAAACTAACTACAACAGAGATATGCGATTTAAATAAGGCTTATGCTGATAGAAAGTTAATCGTTGGGGATAATGCAGAGGGTAGGTTAATCGATGAGTTAAGAGTTAAAGGAAACAATATAGTTCGATGTGATAAACCTCCTATTGAGTTTGGTGTTAGCATAATGCAGGACTATGAAATAATAGTTGAGCCTAACAGTCATAACATAGCCAAAGAACTAAACAACTATGTTTACCTAGATAAAGGGAGCAAACTTTATTTAGATAATTATAACCACTCGATTGACGGAATAAGATATAATGTTGTCTATCACTTAGGCAGAACATTTGGTATCTCCATCCGTTAGCGTGTAACAAAATCAACATTTTTTAGTTATATAAGTATGAGAATAAAACTGCCTGAACATAGCGGAGATATTACATTATTGCAATACCAAAAGTATTATGACCTATTGCAACGTGAGGGGTTGGATGAGTACCAAATCAATCAACGTAAGATACA